TGTAACGTCAGCACCACTGAAAGTTAATGCTGTTGTTGTTCCTGATTTAATTATTAAATTACCAGATGTGTTAGTTGCACTACCAAATGTTGTGCCACCATCTTTAAAGAATATATCACCACCATCTGCATCAAGTATGATGTCCGTAGTAGCATCTAGTGTTATTGTAGAATCTGAATCAATCTCTGCAATAACAGGTGTAGTAAGTGTTTTGTTCGTTAATGTTTTTGTAGTTTGTGCTAGATAAGTGTCAAATGTGTCAACAGTGGTTTGTCGCATTGTACCACCATCGTTAGTCACAAGACCATCACCACCTGCAACAGCAGTAGTACCTGCAGATGTACCTCCATCCATAAGGTTAAGTTCAGCAGTTGTAGCTGTTACACCGTCAAGTATATTTAGTTCATCAGTTGTAACTGTAGCACCATCAAGTATCTCTAATTCTGCTTCAGATATTTCTGCACTACCGATTGTTACTGTACCTGCAAAGGTTACGTTAGCACCACTAAATGTCATTGCAGTTGTTGGTGTAGAACCTGACTTAATTAAAAGTTCACCACTTGAGTTCGTAAACGAAGCAAAAGTAGCACTACCGTTTTTAAGAGTGATATCATCACCGTCTGCATCAAGAACTATATCCCCTGCTGCATCAAGTGTAATTCCACCTGCACTGGCAAGTTTGATGGCATCCACATTAGTTCCGTCAGAAACAAGATCCAAATCACCATCAGCATTACTAAAAATATGTGTACCAGTGTCCTGAAAGTATAGCTTTTCAGTACCACTAATAAGAATGTCATCAGAGAACTGAAAATAGTCTTCGTCTTCTTTCCAAATAAGCACACCATCATTACTTTCTCCATCAAATGTTACAGTAATGTCTGTACCTGCAGTACCATCACCAAGAGTTAGTGAAGTACCTAGCATTTTTGTAATAGGACCACCTTCAGCAGCTGTTCCGTCATGTGTATGTCCTGTACTGGCCGCAAAGGCTGCTAATAGTTGATTGAACTCATCATTAGTATCGGCTGCCTGTATAACGTCACCGTCAGTATACGTGGACTGTCTTGTATACGTTGCTCCCATTTATCTTCTCGCTCCTAGTTGATATTCTACACCAAATCCTTTTAATGAGTATGGTGCTGTTGTGCCATCATCGTTAACTCTTAATGCTACTGCAAATCCTGAACCTTCTACTGGTTGTCTAACCAAAGGCTGTGTTGATCCACCATATGTACCTGTGCCATATGTAGCTACACCATACACAGCTGCAACTTTTGTTGAATCAAAAGGATATGCTGCAGGTCTTGGTGCATCACCACTTTCATAATCATAACGTAAAAACAAATCTGCACTTATTGATGCTTCAGGTGCATAGTTAAGTATAACTCTTTGCATATATTTACGTATTCCCGGATCACCAAAGGTTAGATCAGGACTTCTATATTTACCATTTATAGAAGTACCATCGAAGTCATTACCTTTTTCTTGTCTATAAATATAACCATCAAATCCACCATGCAACGCTCTTACATCTCCTGTTGAAACAAATGTGTCTGTGGCTGATGGTTTTATTCCTTTTATCTTACCAAACTCAAAGTTCTGTCCTTTTAACACACATATCAAACCTTCTGTTGCAACTTCTAGATCATTTGAATTACTAAAGAATAATCTGTATTGTGTTTTGTCTGGTATTACTATTGACTCAAATATTTCAGAGTCTTTTATGTTTTTATCTATTTCTGGTTGTACAGCACGACTAATTGTACCAATCTCAACGTCACCAATTCTTGCTGTACCTGCAACTGTACGTAATCCATCAGGTCCTAAGAATATTAAGTCACCTGCAAATTCCTGTATAGTGTTGCCGTTTACACATCCTATATCTCTTGTAACAGGAGCAACTGCAAAGTCACTTGATGAACTACCAGTTAATTTAAATATTCTGTTCTCACAAAATATAAATAAGTTTTCACGGAAAACCTTTAGTCCAACTATTGTATCATCAACTTTGACTGATCCTGCACCACTACCAGAACTAAAAGCATCTTCGTCAAATGGTTGACTGAAAACAACAGTCTGTGGTGTACTAGACATACCAGAATAGAACATATGTCCTTTAAATGCTGCTACGTGTTTTGCACCTTCAACAGTGCTTTCTGTAACATCTGTGGCAGATATTGATGTGTTAAACACTGTAGGATCGTTGTTACCATCTACAACAATCAGTTTGTCATTACCATCAAAGTTAAATCTTTCAAAACCGTATTTACCTGCACTTGTTCTACCTGTATCTTTTTCTGTCCAACTTTCTGATACTGCATCATCGATAGCGTGAGTTGCTGCAGATGTAGAACTTGTTGCTCTTGTTACACCTGTAAAGGTAGTAGATGTAACCCCTGTATAGGTAAATATCTCTGAATTAATTTGTAAAGTACCACTGGAACTAAATCCTGCTGTGCTGTCAACAGTAATTGTACCTGAACCTGTCATAGCAGTTCCTGAAGCAATACCGTTTGTTAACTCTGTAGATGCAGAACTAAATATTTTTGTTCCTCGTGCTGCAATTATTTTATTTGCAAACTGCACAACCATTAACACTTTTTCTGTTGATGCTGCTGTCTGTGGTACGATATGATTTATGTGTCTTCTAAAACCATTTATTCTTCTGTAACCACCATCAATATCAGGTTCAAAGTTCTGCAACTCCAATGCTTGTCCGGGTTGCATATTAAAGGTTGGTTGGTTTAACACAAGACCACCTTCACATGGAAATGAAAATGGTTGTGTTTGTGAGAGTTCAGGCATTAGACTGCTCTCATGTAGTTCTTACGATTTATTAATTCAACTCGCATACGTTTGACTCCATTATCAAAGTCTTGTTTAGCAAGTTGGGCGTTAGGGATTTCACCTCGTAAGGTATATGCGTAATACTTTGCTTTAGATGTTATTATTGTTTCAAATCGTGCAGGAATTATAGAAGTATCTGTTGCTGCAGATAAGTTTGTATGTGTAATGTAATAGTCAAACTTTAATACGTAGTTTGATTTTATTGGTATAGGTGTAACACCAATCTCTTCATTATATGTTGTAAAGACAAATTCAGGAACGTCAAACTTGTTTTTATCAGCTACTGCATCTTGTTCTCTAAATCTTGAGTTCCACTCTTCATAACTAATGTATTCTAATTTCTTTGGAATAACATCGCTTTCAACAAGAGATATGCGTTTAATGTGTGCATTGTTACCATCTGTTTCAGCAAGAGTAATGAAGTGTGTTGTTGCTGTTGCTGTAAAGGTAGTTTCTAAAAATTCTGTTTCGTTTGTGTTGTCTACAGTAAGTGTAGCTGTAGTTGTTTCTGTGCCGTTTGATGTAGTGCCGACTTTTAGAGTGGCAGTAGAACCTGTAATTTGTGTGCTAATTTTATATTCTTCACCCACAACAAGATCACCAACAGATTGTGTAACAACTGCAGATGATAGTAGTAACGTGTTTCCAAATTTAGAACTAGCAGAAGGTGTACCAGATACAGTTGTCCACCCTGTTATAGAAGCTGAACCACTAACCTCGTAGTCACCATTTGTAATAAAATCTCTTGGTTCTAGAAACATAGTATCATAATCAACATATTTTAGTGAAGATGATACAGCAGATTTATCGTAAAGTTGTTTACCTGCTATTATGTTAAGAGAACCTTCTGCTCTTGTAAAAGACCAGTTTAGTTCTGCATTTATTAAATCACTGATTGCTCTGTTAACGTAGTCTTTGGTAGATGTTTGAATACCACGAGAGCTTGTAAAGGTGCTAGAGGTAAGCTCAACCTCATTGAGATCACGTAATACATTGTTTACTAGTGTGAGGTATGTACTTGCCATAAAACATATTCTTTAAACCTGTGTATAGGAGCAACCCTAAAGCTGCTCCTATATATAATTAATTATTGTACGTTAGTAGAACTTGTTAATAAGTCTTCTTCAATCTTACCTGAGATATCGATAAGAATTGCGTACACTCTGAGTTTACCGACAGAAGGTGCTGATCCTGATAGAGCAAATGTAAGATCTATTGTATCAGTTGCTGTTACTCTGTTACTGAATGTTGTAACAGCAGTATAGTCAACGTGACCATTAGTTCCTTTTGCTAGATAACCTGCAGAGGTAACATCGCCACCATCTACAAAGTCATCTCCACCTGCAACGTCAATATCTACAGTTAATGAACTGCCCGGATCAAAAGCTGTAATAACTTCTGCTCCTACGTGTAGAACATAACATTCTGCAGGAAGATCTATAAGTTGAACAACATCAGCATTTGCCAATGTGTTTCCGTTATCAGCAAATTTCTTTGCGTCAAACACTCTTTCGATCATTACCATTTTAGATAAACCAGTGGCAGTGCCTATTTGACCTGTGCCTTGACCAGTTGTTAAATCATAAGTAGCCATTCTTCACCCCCTTAGTTTACAACGCCAAGAGCTAAAGATTCTTTTCTCAAGACTTTTCTTCCGAAGATATGTAATCCTCTGATGATGTCTGAGAAAGATTCTGTATCTCTTACGACTTCTGTTTTAGAAATGTGAGAAGCTGTAGATGTGCTAGACATATGACCTGCTAAACAGTAAAACTTACCTGCTGCACCGGGATTAACTACATCTGTTCCTGTTGTGGAATCATCAAATGAGTTAGTTTTATATAATCTCATACCATGTAAAAGACCATCTAAAACTCTTCCGTTTCTCACAATAGACTGTTGATCTCCTGTGATCTGTACTTGGATAAGCTTAGAGTCTGCTTTCGCAAGAGCTTCATAAAAGAAAGGTGGAGCTACAAACCAACGACCATCTTCAGGTACGTTGTTTTCGTCTAGTAGTCTACCCATTAAAGCAATCAAGTTTAACGCAGCGTCTGGACCTGTGTCACCTGAAGCTGATACTTGGATTGGTGAACTGTGAGTACCAAGAGAACTGTTTGTTACAGTAGCTCCTGTTGCTTCGTCTGTAGCGTTACCTGCAATTCCTGCACCAGTTGTCATGCTTTCAAGAATGTTTGCATCATACTTTCTTTTAAGAGCATAAGCACCTGAAGAAGTTGCTAATGCTTCAAAGTTAATATGACTGTGTCTTTCTTCAACGTCATCCACTTTAAATGCAAAGTAGTTACCTTGATCAACTGTCATAGTAATCTGCTCATCTAATAGATCTTCAGTTGCTACAGCAGTTCCACGAGTGTAACTTCTCACAGAAATTTGTGGTTCTTTAATTATCTTGACTGTGTCGCCAAAGTTTTCAATTTCCCCTGAATAATCAGTATTCGTAATATCTTCAACTACGGAAGCTCTACGGAAGAACTTGAGAACTTTTTGGCTAAATATTTGAGGTACGAAATTACCATTAGGTAAGTTTGCGTAACCTGCTGCTGATGTAAATGCCATCAACGATTCTCCCTAATTTAGTTAAAAGTTTAAGTTATTCTGCCTTCACGTGCTGCCTTATCAATTTCCTCTTCTAACTTAGCAAATTCATGTGGCTTCAGTTTAGCAATTTCATCACGTGTCCAAAGTCTATCTTCTTTTCTACTAGGTGCATCTGTACGACTTGTTTTTGTTACAGATTGAGCAGCAGATTTTGAAGATGTCTTTCTTTTACGTGTTCCACGATCAGCTTTATATAAATCAATAACACGAGATGCCCAACGAGAATCTGTGTTGTTTTTGTATAGACCATCGGAAATGCTAGGGGGTTGATCTTCAAGCCATTGTTGAAAGTCTTCACTTCCTCTTAGCTCTGTAAAGTCTGGATGAATAGCAAGAAGCTCTTGTTCAGCAGTGCGAACTATTGCATCTTGTTCTTTTTCCGTTAACTCTTCTAACCTTCCTTCTATTTCTTTCACTTTGTTTTCTGCGTTAAGTGTTGAAATAGATTGAACTACATCATAAACGTCTGGATATTTTTTTCTAAAGTCATCTAACTCTTCTGGAGTTTTTGGAAGCTTCGTGTTACCTAACTTCTTTTCTGCCATTAAAGTTTGCTCTTTAGTTCTCCATTCATTTAATTTGTGATCATAATGACGTTTTAAATCATCATAACGCTTTTTGTAGTTTACTTCCTTTTCTGAACCCATTAGATTTTTTGGAGTAGCTGTTTTTACAGGGTCTTCAATTTCATCTGCGTTCTTTGGATCGTCTTCGTATACATCTTTTCGATACTGCCCTTTGTAAGGGGTGGGTGTCGAAGTTTCTTCATTGTTTGGCTGATCTGTCATATTACCTCCAGTAGGGTCTTGCGAGTAGCTCTATTGGTATTGAAGATACTTACTGCAGGGTCATCATAAAGATGGAGTAGCTGCATATAGTATTCCTTAATATATATTATATCATGTATTTAAGCTTTGTCAAGAATTTTATACAAAACCACCGTTTGTCATTTTTTTAGGTTTTGACACAGGTAATTGTATGGCACTTTCTTGACCTTTCAATTGTGTTTTTAAATCTTTACCTACTTGCATATTAGGAAATAAAAGATTAACTAATCTTACTGCATCTCTTGTTATTATTTCAGAAGCTTGTTTTGCTTTTACTTCTGGATTTGATACGTCTAATCTTTTAAATTGATTTAATTTATCTTGATATGTTTTTTGTTTAAAATCATTAAAATCATTAGTAGGTCCTAAATATTTTGCTCTATCGTATCCTGCATTATATGCTACAATTGCTTTTACAGGATCTCCTTTAAAATCAATTAAGTAATCTTGTAAAATAGCCATAGCCATTCTTCTTTGATATGTTAAAGAATAAAATTCTTCTTTTGATTCTGCTCTTCTTACATTAGGTATTTTTCTAAATTCTTTTTGTTTTATGTCTGGTGCTATTTCATCAAGTAATTCTTGAGGAGCAAAAAATTGATATGATAATTGAAAAAACCCACCTGCTGTGTTATTATAGCTTGTAGCATATTTATCTCCAGTTGTATTTTCTGCTTTACCTAATGAAATAACCAGTGAAATAAATTTACCTACGTTTAAATTTTTATCAGGTCTAATTTTTTCGTTAGGCATTATCTTGTAATCTGGATCATAAAGAGTCGATGCTGAAGCTGTGTCTGCTAAAGCTGTAGGTATGAAAGAAAGTTTTGAAGGTTGTTCTGCTTTTGATAGATTAAATAAATCTTTATAATCATTATAGTAATCATCAAATTCTTCTTGACCTTCAAGTAGAGGTTCTTGATTGTCTGTAGGTTGTTGTACAGGTTGTGTCACAAAAGAATCTTTTGGTATGCTATCAAATCTTTCATCCCCACTAAGAGAAGTAGGTTCATTTAATTCACCCAAAGTATAAGAACTACCTTTCGGTAGAAAAGTATATTTTTGAGTAGCTTCGTTGTACACTGCTTCCACTTCATTAGGAATATTTGAAAAAGATTTACCTGTAAGATTATCAAATTCTTCATTAGAAGCTGTAAGACCTTGTAACTCAGCACTTGACATATCTTTAGGTCGTCTTACACCAACACCTGCAGGATTTATTTTTTTCTTAGTAACAGGTTCTTGTGGTGAGAAATCTCTAAATTGTCTTTGAGTTGTTCCTTCAGGCACAACTGGTGTTACGTTTTCTGCATAGTATTCTTGCCAAGCCTGTCGTACTTCATCTATTGTAGGATATCTGTTTGGTTGTGAATTTCTTAAATAAGATAAAAGTGCATTTGGTTGTCCTTGAACACCATAATCTATATCTGGACTTATCATATCTTTCATTTTATTAACAAAACCCGGCATAACTTTACCTGCCATATCTACAGGAAACGCAGTGCCATCAGGTAAAGATATTACATCTACACCTTTTTTTAAAGGAACAACTTTATCTAATAAATAATCTGTGTATTCTCCAAAACCTAAAAAATCTGAAGGACTAGGTAAAAAAGAAAAAGGTTTACGTTTTCTTGTTTCTGTTCTACTAAATGTTTTTGTAGGTTCATAAACTTTTTCTGGTCCGTCAGGTGCAGTTATAGTTGGATCAACTAATCTTGCTTGTCTTTCTAATTCATTATATTTATCTGCGTGTGCCTGTGATCTTTGTTGTGCGAAATTTTTATGATTCTCTATTGCTTTCATTAATTTAGAGTTTTTAACAGACTTCATTAAAGACTTAATAGGTTCAAATTTTACAGAAGGTGGATTACCTAAATCTTCAGGAGCAATATCTCCATAAGCTTCTTGAAGTTCATATTTTGTTTTGTTAAGAAAAGCTTGTACTTCAGGATTTAACTTATCTATAAATCCCGGTGAAGGTATTAATTCTTTTGCTTGTGCTGCATAGTTATCATAAGTAAGTGAAAGAGCATTTTTTATTTCATCTAAGCGTAAAAGTATTTTATCTTTAACTGTAGCTTTGGGTAATTCTGCTTCTAATTTCTTTTTTTCTTCAAGTAGATTTTTTAATGTAATTGTTTCATTTAGTAAGGCTTGATTTTTATCCATCTCTTGTTGTAAAAAAGAGATTTGTTGAGAAGATCTTTGTGCTGCATTTAGACTTCCCTCTGTTGATTTAGGTAAAGAAGTTTGTACCCTTTTTGTAGAAGTAGTTGTTGTAGGTTCTCCCATGTCTTCAGGAGCTATTCTTTGATTTATTAGACCAATGTCTTTTCTTTCACTAGGTTCTTGAGAAACAACACTTTCTGTCGGTATAAAAGAATCTTTAGAACTTGTTTGTTGATTATCTAGTCCTTCGTAGTATTCTTTCATCATACCTTCAGAACCTTTTAGTATTTGATTCTGAACAGGAGCTTGTACTCTTTTTGTAGAAGTAGTTGTTGTAGGTTCTCCTTTATCTTCAGGACCTCTCTTGTCTATAGGTTCAGTTCTTCTTTGTTTTGTTTGTACAGGGGGTTGACCCATAAATATTCTTTTAACGTCTTCACCTCTTTCAAGAGCATCACGAGTATCTTTTGTAGCAATGGTATTACCTCTTTTATCTTCATATATAAAACCACTACTTATTGTGCTTGGAAAACCACCATCTTGTAATTCAACAAAACCACCTCTAGATAACTTTTGTACAGATCCACCATCTTTCATTTGTTGTTCAGGTTCTGGTGTACCTTTTTCCTCAAGCTTACGTAAACCTCTTTCATTTATTTTACGCAACTTGTCCTCTCCTATAATTGGAACAATTTCTGGTGGCACTATATATTCACCATTAGATACAGCAACATCTACTTGTACACCTGACATATCTTGAGATCTTGTTAAAAGTTGTTTAACTAAAGGTTCATCAACATTCTTTTCTCTCATAGTTTCTGCAAGTGTTTTGTATGCTTTTTCTACCATACTATTTAATCTGTCTATCCCTGCTAATTGAACAGCCATAGCGTTAATTACAAACGTACCTTCAGGAAGTTTACCTTTTACATCATCTTCTCTACCTTCACCCTGCATAGCTTCTTCTGGTGTAGCAGGAGCAGGTGCAGCATTAGGATCTTGTATGAATCCTGCAGGTTGTCCTGATGGCATAGGTAACTGAGCAGGTGGTGCTTCTTGTTGCATCGGTTGTTGTGGCATAGGCATCATACCCTGTATTTCACCACCTTCCTGAAAAGCTCTTCTTCCAAACACGTTTCCTGAAATATTAGAACTAAAATCATCAGAAGGTTCTCCTCTATCTTCAGGAGCTATCTGTGGTCTAGAAGTAGTGGAAGGTTCTCCTCTATCTTCAGGAGCTACCTGTGGTTTTGATGGTGGTGGAGTATCCACTTCAGGTATAGAAAGGTACTTTGCTTTTATACCTGCCTGTGATGGTGGTGTAAAAGTAGTAGAAGGTTCTCCTCTATCTTCAGGAGCTACCTGTGGTGGTGATATAAAAATATCAGAGGGTTGCCCTTTATCTTCAGGAGCTAGTTGTGGTTCTGGTAAATTTTCAACAGTTGTAGAAGTAGGTTTAGATACAGGACCTGCTATATTTACTGGTAATCCATAGTTATTTTCATTATACAGCTCCTCTAATATTTGATCATCATATAAAAAACTAAAGTTCTTAGCTGCAAAACTTGTTCCTGCTGTTTTTTTATTATTTTTAACCCAATCAAAAGTACCATCCCAATCTGGTGAGGATATAATGTTTTTTAAGAATGTGTGATGATTATCTTTTACTTGACTTAAAAATGCTTGTGTAGCTCGGTTATTTTCTCTTCTATCCGAAGTATCAATAGGAATACAGCTTTTAGTAGAGGAACTATATTGATACCCCTCAGGACAATTAAACTCTACATCGTCATCAACTTCACCATCTGATTGATCTTTACCATCACCACTACCACCATCAGTTCCACCTG